CCAGTGGCAGCATCGTATACTAATTTGTTACGATATCTTCCCATAACTTCACGTAAGTATTGTTCTGCCTTAACTTTAGGTAAGTTACCTACGTCAATATAGAAAATTCTACGCTCTGGTGCTCTTGATATTCTGTAGATAACAAGAGAGTCCTCGATCATTCTAAGTTGATTGAGAACTTTAATACCTTTATGTAAGTAAGATAATACGATATTCCTATTGGTATCCATGATACCTGAGGTCACATAAGTGATTGCATCCTTTGCAATTTTAATTCCACTGTTTGCGGATGTGTTCTGTAAACCTTTTGGATTGTATATGAAATACTCTTCGCCTTTACCGAAGTCATACTTCATAAATTCGTCTGCAGTTTTTGGTTTTGTTATCTGCCTTACTTTCTTAATCTTATGAGGATCTACATATCTTACTTCTTTGATTCCATCTTGAGGTCTATCAAGATCAATTACTTTATGATAATATAAACGCCCATCAATGTACCATCTGCGGAACATCTCGTGGGCTTTACTATCAAATCCAAATAGATTTTTAATATACTCAAATTCGTCGCGGATCATAGTCTTTACACTTTCACTAACCTCAAGGTTATCAAGATTAACGTGTACTGGACTATCGTTTTGATCTGCAACGATTGCTTCGTGTATGATATCTTCGATAGCAGAATCCACTTCTGGATGCATTGCCATCTCACGATATTTTTTCACCATGTCATATTCAGTCTTGAAGTTACCGTCTAGATCAAGGTATTGACCATAGTAACCTCCTGCAATATAACTAGTAGCTCCGTCCTCGCTTGAAGGTTGGATAGGAGAGGGAGCTCTCTCCTTTTCCAATTTCTTCTTAAACGAGAAACCGAATAACTCTGCCATGATTTAATTGGTTTCTTATCCTTACTATTTAGTTACCCACCAGCAGTGGATACTCCAACTAAGTTGTTGCTATCTCCGTCTTTAGTGATGTGGTACTGGTATGCAAACTCAACATCAAATTCTTCGTAAGAATCATTGTTGTCATATGCTACAGCAATTTGTCCAACACTAACTGGCCATGCTCCAACTAATTCGTAAGAACGAATAGTTTCTAATTGGTTAGCTCCACCAGCAAACTTGTCTAACTGGGAAACGATAATATTCTGGAAAACATCAGAAATGTCTACTTCTGCAACGTTAGCATCAACACCGTTAGTTAGTGCGATCCACTTCTCATATGCTGCACGTAATTTAAACGCATCATCATTATAGAATGTTGCTGTCCATGTTTCATAAGTTCTGTCACCAGGAACTTTTACAACACGACCTCTGAATGGTAATTCAACAGTTCCTACATTAGTTGCTGGTAATGCAGCAGACTTACACATGTACATAACTGGATCGTCATTCATACCATCAAGTTTAGGTTCAACCAAGTTTGTTGATGGCCATGTATGTTGAATTTGGAAGAGGTTAGGTCTTACACCACCTCTAATTGCTTGTTGGAACGTTAATAGTCCCAGTGTTTTGGCTTCTGCCATTGGTTTTGCTCCTTAATTAATTATCTTTTGGGGACGACCTCTTCAAAGCTAACACCAGTACGTGTAGCGATAAAGGTCAATGTGATGAAGTTGATTGAGCGTGCAGGCTTGATATAGAAATCTGCCTTGAACTCGTTTGCGTCAATGACTGCACCAGTGTTATTGGTTTTGTCACAAACAACCAAGAAGTCAGTGATACCTCTTTCAGCCTGAATGCTTCTAAGGTATGGTTCAACAACATTCTTAAAGTTGTTACGAGTAAACTCATCATTAAGTTCAAAAAGAACCCCCTTCGCAGCATTACCGATTGTCTTTTCTATCACGTTGAAAAGACGACGGACGTTGATGCGATCAAAAGCGGATGGTGAAGCGAGAGCAGTTTTGTCTCCGAACAGAAGGATACCTTGACCAGGAAGAGAAGTAATTGGATTAATTCTATTCTGATAAAGTTTGTCTCTTTCAGTTCTAGTTGGTGAGAATGCCAACTTAACAGCATTCTTGATGGCACCACGATTCAAACCTGCGGGTGAGAACCAAGGTAAACCATTAGCAGTTGTAGCAGCACATAATCCTGCAACATCTCCGTTGCAAGGTACATAACGATACTTGTCTGCAAATCTGTCGTAGATGTACTTCCAACCATTGTCAAACACACCAAATGATGTTGCTTGCATTGTGTCGTAGAAGTCTACTACGTTTTGTGCTTGTGTTGCGGAACTAGTAACTCCAACAACATTTCCTTTCCATGGTGAAAGGTATGCAATACAATCTTTTCTTGCTGAACTGATTGTTAATGCAGCAGCTGCGATTGCTTTTGTATTGCTTTCTGCAGATGCACCTGATCCAATGTCACCAGGACCCATGAGTAGATAATCTATCTCAACTGTTTCAGTGTCTGCAAACTCTTGCATTGCTGAGATGATTTCTCCAGAAGTTGCTCCACCTGATTCTGCACCTTTGATGAAAGTATATTCACTAACACCTGAAAGGTCAAATGCAGTTGTAGCATCACTTCCTTTATTATTAGTACCTGCGATGTTACCACCAGTAATAGACTGGTTTGCACTTACATCATAGATCGCTGTAGATTCATGAGAACCCCAGTAAATCCAATCTGAATTATCTGCAAGAACTTGTGGATAATAGTTTTGAGCACCCTCAGATGTTCTACCATTATTTGCTTTTGAGAGATATGTAAATTTCTCAAGAACAGTACGTGGTGCACCTGTAATTTCTCCAGTCTCATCATATACTACAACGTGTATCTCATCTTTAGATCCACCACGAGCAGCAACATAAGGAGAAGTTGTTGGTCTAGGAGCAATTGAAGACCACATCAAAGCAGGTTTGTTACCTACAGCAGCGTAAACTTCTTGCTCATCGTACCAGTTTGCTTTAGCAGTTACGTTAAGGTCAGTAACACCGTTTTCGATAACATCGGTTGTTACCCAAGTATCTGAAGTAATCAAGGAAACCTTGTTGTTGGCACCATCCCATGCAAATATGTATCCAGACTTCGCACCATTAGGGCTAGCGGATGCAGTCTGAACTTGAGTACCTACAGTTGATGTAGTTAATGCACCATCTAATGTGAGGGTAACATCAGCACCTGTATCAATAGTTGCTACGCGAAGAGCGTTTTGGTCTGCACCAACGTTTCTTGCTGCAAACTTAAATGGATTATTTCCTGCGTAAAAATAATCTGCTTCGTATACATCTTTCGTTGGAATAGAAAGAGTATATGGTGAGGTTACTGCATCATCGGATGCTGTTAGTTGTCCTGATGTTGCACAACGAACTACATCAATAACACCACCGTATGATAGGAAACTTGCAGCTGTCCACCAAGTCTCTGCGTTGTCATCAGTTGGTTCTCCGAAAGTTTCAATTAATTGAGCTTCAGTTGATATACGGACTGGTGTTAATACTGGTCCTTTTAGGAAGGCACCAGCAATTGCTCCAACGTTTACTTCAACCGTCTCAATCGAACCAATAGTCAGATCTCTTTCTTGTATCTCAACTCCTGGCGATAAGAGCGTGCTAGCCATGCGATTACTCCTGATAATAAATCAATTTTTGTCTATAGTTATTTAGAAATTGGGGGTTTTTCAGCGATAATCCCACATAAATGCTTTATCTCCATACTCATCTACTTTGAATTTTTCCCAATCATCATAGTCTGGATCGTTCATATCTATCGTCCAAACATTCCCTTCATTATCTACTATACGTTCGTCTTCTAATCCATCATCAATGAATCCAAAAGGTGCCATGTCTTGTTCGATAGCATTCTTTTGTTCTTCATATATCTTTCTTCTGATATCTTGATCAGTCATTTCTTTGAAGTATTCTTGCTGAACCAACCACGAAAATATAACCAAACACATAACTAAATCGTCATGATACCCTTCATCTGCTTCAAAACTTTGCTTGTTTTGTATGAAAGTAGTTAATTCTGCCACTATATTATAATCTCTTACTAATAACTTATCATCTTCTACGAGAGTTTTTAAGTTAGAGCATCCTTGTGCTTTAACAGTCTTACTCATCTTCACACCCATCTGTGTTTTGTTACCAGAGAATCCCTGACCTACTACTTGACCTGCTCTACCACGCATTGCACACATAAGAACATTTTCATATTCTATGTCATAAAATAAACTTGAAGCAACTGCTTCTCCGATATCATTTACTTCAATTAATACATTTGCATTGTTATAATTCGTTGCAACATTGTATATTACATTAGGAAATAGCATGGGTCTTACATCCTTATCCCTATATTTTGCTACCAATCTCCATGGTGCATGAGTGATATCAATTACCACAAAGGCAGAGTAATCCTGTGCGAGACCACGAGATACGTCCACACATATAATATAATCATGCTCAGATATAGGATTTTCATATACGTCGAGAGATCCATTTGTTGTTAATACGTCATCGTAAACTAGTGTTCTAAGTTTAGCAGCACTAATTAAAGTGTCAACAGATCCTAGAAACTCACACTCGAACTCTTGTGTGAATTGTCTTTCGGAAGTGTTTGCTATAGTAGTTTCTTTCCACCTAGCATCTCTGCCTGGTACTTTTGACCAGTGAACTTCTGTCCATGCATATCCATTTCTACCTTTCTGTGCATCTACCCACAACTTATAGAAGTGGTTCATACCATATGGTGTGGATATAATTATTACTTTTGTCTTGGTACCAGAAGTAATAGTAGGATATACTGAGCTAAAGAATGCCTCAGCAATATGATTAGGAACAAAGGCAAACTCATCCAGAAAGATAATGTTAAAAGACATACCTCGAACTGCAGATGCGGAGGTAGATGCTGCCAGTATTTTAGATCCATTTTCCAACTCCATGCTACCCTTATTGTACACAACAATACCTTGCTGTAGCCACAAAGGTAATTGCTCATATGCTAATTGTAATCTTCCGAGCAAGTCTCTAGCAGTAGATAACTTGTTGGCAAGAATACCAATATTAACATTGTCATTAAACAATGCATAATGTAAAAGATAAGACACGCATGTAGTTGACTTACCAGTCTGACGAGGAAGTTTTGCTATATTGAATCTATGTTCATGAAACTTTTCAATCAACTCTTCTTGAAAATCCCACATCTTAAATGGGACTATACCTTCGTCAAGAGATATAATCTTAATATAATTTCTAGCAAAATAAACAGGATCCTCTTTGCACTTGAGGTATTCCTCAATCTGCTCTTGAGTAAACTGTATTTCAGTACCAACCTTTTTGAGGTTGGGGTTACCTAGATAAAAACTTGATGGATCAGTCGCCATGTGACACTAAAAATTTCTCTGCTTCCTGTTTGGTATCAAACCAATACAGATGATGATTTATCTGAAGCGTAAATTGTTTTTCAATTTGATCGTAACCGATT